GTCAGGTAGTACCTGATTCAGTTAAAGCGTCTGAAGAATACGGGTTACAAGTATCACGTGCTATAGAACAAGAATGGTTTGAGCAGGGTAGGACTACTGGTAATAGATATTTAACTAATTGTTTATTATTTCTTTTTGTTTTTCATTGCTGCTTGAGCATTCTCAGCATAATGTTTTCTTGCACTAGGCTTCAATTTTTGATTGCTAGCTTCCCAAAATATAAAGAACAATCTATTTGACTCTCTATAATCAGGTGCTCCAATATCAATCTTACTCCACTGCAAATACATGTAATGCGTTCCAGTTATATAAGTTGGCTTACCGTTATTGTAGAAGAATAAACCTTCTTCTCTATATTTAAACTCGCTGTCTATATAATCATACCATCTATCTTTAAAAGAGTCCGGTTGTTTATTCCAGTCAAACGTGCTTTTTATTTTACTTATTTCTTTAGGGAACTCCATTTGCTCCCAGTATTGTTCTTCTTTCTTAGCAGATCTTGAGTACGCATTTTCCGCTAATGGTAATGCTATTTTTAAATTCTGGATTTCAATGATCTCGCCAATCTTTCCAGTCTTGCTAATAACAACCACATCATGGTCTTTATTGTATCCATATTTCCACTTGTTTAAGCGATTGTTTTGTTTAATAACACTAGACTTTATATAGTCTGGTACTATTCTGTATAAAGTTTGCTCGTACATTATTTGGATCTCCCTTCTGCAAAGCCTTTAAATACTTTAACTTCCGCTTCTTTATCTCCTTCCACTAATAACTTTTCTTCTTCTTCGATGCGACTTAATATTTCAAAAGCATCGAATATCGCAAGCTTTTTAGTAGCTGCAGCATTTTTTAATTTATCGGCAGACAAATCGTCTTCACCATTGTCCAAAATAGCTTCTTCAGCAACCTTGATTAACTCAAGAACTGCTTTGTGCCCAGCTTGGATTATATTCTGCTTCGTCTCCTTTACGTTCATATTTAATTACAATATCATTAGATTTCATACAATAAAGTCGTTCTCCATCAATGATAAAATCAAATTCACCATACGGAGTATAACCTACAAGGTCTCCCTCGTTTATTTTAAGCTTGTTTAAAGAGTTATTTCCATACTTTAGTATTCCAATAAGCTCTTGTTCTTTATTAAGCTTTAAATCGTCTATATTCTTTAATGGCTTTATGAAACATCTGTCGCCAAATGTATTCCATTTTTCGTCATCAGATTTATATAAGTAGATTTGATCCAAGTCACAAAAGTATAAATCGTCCATAAAAAAAGCTCTACTGTTCTTTTGATTACCTCTAATGTCATAGAATCTTCTAAAAACATTATGGTGTATAAGAACAATATCGCCTACTTTTATATTAGTTGAATAAGCTAGCGGGGTAGATATTACCTCCGCTAAATTATTCACAGATTTAAAACTTTCTATTTTCGTATTCAGTATAAGCTCTTTGTCTTCTACTTTAATTTTGTTATTGTATCTTGCCCCTACGGGTTTTACAATAAAATTAAATACACTTTTCATTAGTATTCCAAATCGTATTCAACAGATATAGCCATATTGCAATTGAATTTCTTCCAGGGCATAACTTCATCTCCTTTTTTTATATAAATGTTATAGGATGAATCATTTTGATCAGACTTTATATAAGCAATCTCATGACCTCCGTACACTTGCTGTCCGATAGAATAATGCATTGCTTCGTTTTTGTAGTCCGCTCCAATACTTATCTTCCTAATAACCGCTTCCATTGTTATACAACATCTAGCTTAGCCTCTTCTTTTACTTCGCTTTCTACTTCTACGTAAGAACCATCTTCTAAATTGATGTTAATAGTTCCGTATTCAGCTTGTAATTCAGATTTAAAATCTTCGCTTTCTTTATTGAAGTCAGCTAATTGGTGTAATAGACTATGCTTTTGCGATTCTAATACCCCGATGTTAGCCAAGATTGAATTAAGCTCTCTTTGGATTTTTACTAATTTTTCTAATTGTTCTTCGGTAATCTTTTTTGTCTCTGACATTTGATTTAATTTAATTGGTTATTGTTTATTATTTCTTTTTGTTTTTCATTGCTGCTTGAGCATTCTCAGCATAATGTTTTCTTGCACTAGGCTTCAATTTTTGATTGCTAGCTTCTTTAATATCGTAAGCAGTTTTTTTGCTAACTTTTTGTTTCATTGGAGACGCTTTCTTTTTACCAATAGTATTGATAGCTTTATCGGCCGCCTCTTCTAAATTAGCACGTCCAGCATTGAACTCACGTCCTTTCATTGTAGAAGTACTATCGTTTTTGAATTTTCTATAAGACTCATTATCTTCTTTAGAACCAAATTTCTTAATAGCATTAACTGCGCCAGAAGCTGCTCTATAAAGTCTAGATACTTTCTCTCCTTTTGAAGTAAGGATCTCTGTAGATGGCTCGTATGCGTTTGGAACGTATCCTTTACCTTCTTCTTTATGTATACCTTTTTTAGACGGGTCAACTTTGCTATCCATTTGCTTTAAAGCAGAAGGAAGTCCGTTACCTGTTTTAGAGTAATTACCTCTACCTAATATTTGTTTGTAAGCCATTGTGTGTCTTTATTTAATATTAATATTACGCGTATTTATTGTTTTTTATAAGCTTCTAGTTCCCAAGGTAATTTTTTTGAACCTTCTTTCATTGAAGCTCGCGAATATTTTTTACCTTTCCATAAAACATGAGAATCAGTATAGTCTAGATCACCTCTTTTCATTTGATCGATGTGTACTAATTCGTGCTCTATAGTTTTGCTTTTCTTTAATTCTAATGGTGATACATTTTTGTTTATTAATATAGATCCATTGTTTTGAGCCATACCTAAAACATTATCATCCATATCAACGCTATAAATTGGAGTATTGTCCGTATTGTACGGAGCACCATTCATTATAAATGCCATATTAGCATTTTTTCATTTTAGCAGGAGACTTCATTTGTTTTGCAGCAGGTTTAACTTTGCCGTATTCTTTTTTCATTTCTGCTTTTGACTCAGTCTTTTCGTGTTTTTTCATTGCTGCTTTAGAAGCGTATTTTTCACCTGTAGCTTTTTCTACAATTTTCTTTTTGATTGCCATAATAGGTTTATTTTAAATTGTTATTTTTTTATTTGCCAAAGAATTTTAATCTACTATTCAAATCTTCTTTTTGCGCCTTTTTATAATCCCAAAACAAAGGACCTGCATTTTCTTTAGGACCAGTAATGGTTTCTTTTTTAGGTGCTTTTAAATTTGAATTATCAGAATAATTTGTTTTTAGTTGGCTACCGATATTAAATGAACTTTTATTTTCAGGTTCTTTTGAACTAACAGCGGTTGATTTTGTGGCAGTCGGTGTATTCGTTGTTAACGTAGATGTTGTAAAAGGGTTTTTGCTTTTGTTATAATCAGCTATTCTACCTTCAACTTTTTCTTGCCTTTTGTCTATCCTATCAAGTTTTCTTTGACTTCTTTCTCTTTGAGCCGTGTGATCATTATCAGCATTTTTCCAAGAATTATCTTTAATTGCTTTTTCTTTTTTATCTAAGCGATCCTTGGTTTTAATATCTGCTTTGTTAGCATCCTCATCTGTTATTGCAGACAACCCGGCTCCAATTACTTTACCAAAAGATTCAATAGCAGCGTTGGCCATATCATTATTATAAACCATATCAGGATTAAATCCTCCTTGCTCATAAGCACCTCCAGCGCCTCCTTGATCTACAATACTTCTTTGAAGATGGAAAGGGGAACTACTGTTCTTCTTTACTAGACCTAAAGACATAGTATTAAAATTTAGGTTTTGCTCTTTGCGTGATTGGCGCAGCATTATATACTGGCTTGATATTATTTAAGATAATACCGTCTTTACCACTGCTTGAACCCATACCTTTTGGCAATGCCGTAGTATCTAATGGTCCATCCCAAATAGCATTTGCTCCAACTCCAGATAAAGCAGCTTCTTTATCGAATGGTGTCATTGGGTGTTTTCTTGCGTCTAGTTTCATATTATTGGTTGTTTAAATCGTAAGTTGGTGTAACTGGCATTTGTACTCCATAAGGTGGTTGTTGTGCGTTGCCCATACCGTATAAGGCCGCTCCGGCATCATCCATTACATTTTGATCTATAGCTGCATTGCCAATTGATCTTGTAAAAGTTCCTGGATTTGCTTGACCAAATACACCTTGAATTGCATCTTGGTTTGACAAAGCTGTTGGGCTGATCGCGTTTGGCTGCAATTGATTATTGTATGTTCTATTATTCATCATAATTATTCCTTGTTTTATCTTTGTTTGTATTCTCTATAGCAGTTATCATAACTGTATCAGTATATGTTTTGCCTTGCATTATAATATTCCTACTACTTGTGGGTATGTCTTCTTTACCAAGCATTATACGGTACATTCTGCTTATTAGTTGTTTACACTTAAATGAAACTTTGTATATATTATATTTTTGAGTTGTGTGGTTTCTGGGTCTCCATACCACGATCCAACCCTCTTTTAATAAATTGTTCCAGCGTTTGTTGTCCCAACTATATGCGTACGTACCTATTTTATAATCTTGCTTAGTAAAAAAGTCCATACAGTCAAAATAAATTAACAGCTCTAAATCTGCATCCGTTAAATCATTATTCCTGCATGCCCATCTTCTTATTATTCTATAATGCTTTAATAAACCAATTTCTTTAATATCTGATGGTTCTAACCGACTCATAATACAACAACTACATCTCCTAATTTAATAATATGATATGTATCTTTATTGTATTCTATTTTATGACCAGCATGTCTATCAAAGAATATACTATCGTTTTCTTTAACGCCAACTACCTCATCACCCACATGAAGCACTTTAGCTTCAACATATCGAATATCTTCTCTTTGGTTTTCAGCAAGCAACAAACCGCCTTTTGTAGCGGTTGTGCCTTCTTTTATCTTTTGTATGATTAAGTTCTTTCCTATTGCTCTCATTACATTCTCATATTATTGATTACACAATCAGTTGATAATATGGTTGTTGCAACAGAACCAGCATTTCTTAATGCACTCTTTGTAACTAATAATGGATCGATAATACCAGCTTCGATCATATTAACCGTTTTGTTTGTTATAACATTAAGTCCATAACCTGTTTTAGATACAGGATCTAATGATACAACATCAATACCAGCATTAGCTAATATAGTATTGAATGGTGCTCTAATAGAATCAAGCAATATCTCTTCACCTAATGAATGAGCATCAACATTATAAGAAGCGTTCAACAAAGCAATTCCACCACCTGGCACAATACCTTCTTTAATAGCTGCTTTAGTTGCGCAAATTGCATCTTCAATTCTGTCGGCTTTTTCTTTTAATTCTATTTCTGAATTAGCACCTACTTTAACGATAGCAATCTTAGCTGTTAATCTTGCTAATCGTTTTTCTAATTTAATAACTTTGTGACTAGGTTGATTTCCAGATAATGATTTTTTAATTTCATCTATAATCTCTAATACTTCTTCTTTAGTTTCACCAACATGTAAGATAGTCTCTTCGTGGTTAGTAATACTCTTAAGACAAGTTCCTAATAATTCAGGTTGAATTAAATCTAAATCATCCCCTAAGTCTTCGTTAATTAATGTTGCACCGGTTAATAAAGCAAGATCATCAAATATTTCTTTTCTATTAATACCATAGGTTGGCGCATTGATTACATTTACTTTTATATTGCCTTTCGATTTGTTCATTGCCAATGTAGACAATACTGTTTGATCTAAATCCGCAATAATAAGCAATGCTTTGTTATTTTTTATAACGTATTCTAATACTGATTGTATTTGTCTTACGCTTTCAACAGGTGACTCAACCAATAATACTAACGGGTTTTCTAACTCTGCTGTTTTGTTTTTATGATTTGTAATGAAATGTGTATTGGTTAATCCCATATCACACTGCACTCCTTCAACTACCTGTAAACTACAATCTGGATCTACTGATGTTTCCATCATAACAATTCCAGTATTACCTACAGATCTAAAAGCATCTCCAACTAACTTACCTAATTCAGGATCGTTATTAGTAGATATGGTAGCTATTTGATCTAGCATATTACCTTCTACTTTAATTGAAACACTTTCAAGATATTCAATTACATTTTCAATAGCTGTATTAATACCTTCTTTAATTTCTCTTGCATTCGGATTTTCAATTGCATAAGCATTCTTTAAAATTGAATGTGCTAATACTGTTGCAGTTGTAGTTCCATCACCGGCTTCTCTAACAGTTTTTCTAGCTGCTTCTTTTAGTAATGTAGCACCCATATTTTCTACAGGATCTAACAAAATAATTGAATCAGCAACTGATACTCCGTCTTTAGTAATAACAGGTCTCCCTGCCGCATCTTCTAAAAGAACACATTTACCACTTGCGCCTAATGTTGAACTAACTGCTTTTGATAGCTTTTCTATTCCAGCGAACACTTTGTCGCTAGCCTCTTTACCGAAACTTAAATTTTTGACTATAGCGTCTGACATAATTATATTTGATTAAATTGATATAGTTTATATATTACACGTTTACAAGTTTTTTTACTTTAAAACAAATTATACTCAACTATGAACCCATGACCTGGTACATTATTAGGTTGAACGAAATATTGCCAACCTACACTGAATTTTTGAAACTCTAATAATAGTGTGCCATATAAGTAAGGATTTGTTAATGACCAGCCTATAGTGTTGACACCCAAGTACCCATGTAATTCTGGTTTAAAAGGCTTATTTATAATTTTATCTTGGTAATCTATAAACTTCTTTTGTGTGAATATTATACTATCCTTAACACTTAATTGATTATCATACACATCAATCTGTTGAGATAAATAATCAATTCTTTCATCCTGTAGTTTTGATATAGCCTTACAAGCATCATACCTAACCAAATCTGTAGCGATTGCTCTAGCTTGCTTTTCATTTAGTCTTACTACAGTGTTATTCTGGGTAACGTTCTGTGAAATAACCTTGCAACTCATTAGCAGGAAGGCTATCAATAATATGTATTTCTTCATATTCTTTTTGTTTGATTACTTTTATTTTTTCTACATATACACCGTCAATTTGTTTTAACGAGTCTATTAGTTTCTTATTCTTATCAGCAAGCAACTCTAATGAATCTATTTTACTATTGAATTTAGAACGCTCTTCTTTATATTTAGCTATATCAGCCGTATTGAATATTGAATACATTAGGAATACAATAATCAATACGACAGCGAGCCATTGTGATTTTATAAAATTACTTATATGGTACATAACTTGTTTTACCGTTTACTCTTACCGCTTTTAGTATTTGTTTTCTTTGTTTTCCAGTTGACTCGTAAGATACATGTACCCAGTCAGGATTTTTATCTGTACCAAATTCCCAAATCATTTGATCAAATACCAAATTATCTTTGATGTAATTAAATACTTGAGCATTTGTAATAGATGTACCATCCATATCAATATCAATAGCTTCTCCGCTACAGTGTTGACTTGTACTTGATCCACCAATAGCTTTATTTAAAGCAGCACTTCTATATCCTGAGCTAATCTTAATAGGTACGCCAAAGTGTTCTCTAATTGGCTGGAATACATTCTCAGCTAGCTTTTTAAAGTTTTCAATATGCTCAGGTGTTGGCATATTACTAATTCCTTTTCTTTTTGCAGTATTACTGCTTGTTACTTCTGATAATGCTAAATTCTTACTCAGTTGCATCTGTTTCTTCTTTATCGTTCTTACTAAATATTGTTCCAGCCATTGATATACCAAATGATACCGATGTTAGGATTAAAAATCCATTGAATATAAATTCCTCTATAATTAACTTTTGCCCTAATATACCTGTTATTACATCGGCTATTAAAGTAAATACCATTGCAAAGAATGATACAACACCAACAAATGATTTTTCATTTATATCGTTATCGTCACTTATTAAGTTTTTCCAAAATCCCATATTATTTCTTTTTTACTATTGGTTTCTTTTTTACTACTGGTTTTTTTCTAACCGATGCTTTTCTAATTGGTTGCTTAGAAGCTTTTAGATCTTTATAGTATTGCATAACTATATTGCCAAGTAATACAAACGATAAAGCTAATGTGCCAACCATAAACGCTGAAAACGTTTCTAGGTTAGATTGCATGTCTTTTATTATATCTGTTCCTTCTGAGCTTTGTAAATCTATCAATTCATTGGTGTCATCCATTATAGGATTAATCAATTCATCAACCTCACCGCTATTAACTATAGAATCTGTATACTTTAGATTTTTATTTTTATCTACATTAGATATTAGCTCATCAACAAGTTCATCGGCTTCTTTTATTTCACCGTTTACTTTTGAAACTATAGCCTGCTCTTTTTCTGACATATCGCATTTAAGATATAGAGCCCATAATGAGTCTCTTTCTTTTCTGAATGCTTTTATATTATCAATATTTGCTTTTGCTTTAATAGAATCAAATCTACCCGTAAAATACGATTGTATTGGCGAACCATAGTAATCAAACGATTTAGATAACCAAGGTTGCGGATCAAGATTGTTTTTTACTAACTGTCCTGAATAGTCGTTTATTTTGGTATCAACCATTTTACCATATATGGCAACGCTAATCATTATCACAGTTAGTATGATCATCAAAATATGCTTCTTCATTATCTCTTGGTTATTTTACGTTTGACTACTGGTTTCTTTGCTGATGTTATCTTTCCTTTTTTAGCGTTAGAAATAAATGCTTCTGGGTTATTTGAAAAAGATTGCGCTATCTTAGTTATTCCTTTTAATAATTCAGGAGAATTTAAACCTACAAGTCCGTACGTTATAGCTTTAACCATTGATGATATTTCAAATTGCTCAAGAATAAACCAAGCTATCGTTGAAGCTATCATTGCAGCTACTATATTTTTTATGACAGATTGTACGCTATTCTCATCATCTGAAACAACCAACCTAGCGACCATACCAGAGGCTCCAATTAGAGTAACTATCCATCCACCTTTTATGAACTCTGGTATTATGTCTTCTAGTTTATTCATTATCTTCCTTGTCCTTTATAAGATTTTTTGTAATTTTTAGAATCTTTAAGACTAGACGTCTTTGTTTTAGAATGCACGCCTGGCCTGCTTATTTTTTTCTTTTCTAATTTTACAGACTCGTTTTTAGCTTTAGCCATTTTAAAGTTTTTTATTATTCAACGATTGTTTCCTCAACAATAGGTTCTGGCGTTGGCTCTGGAGTTGGTTCTGGCGGAACAGGCGGTACGTAATCTCCTGTAATTGTAAGGTTAAGCTGCTCAGCTACCCAGTCCCATGCATAAGAATCCACTTCCCATTGAGTATAAGCCTCTCCCGCCATAGTTAAATTGCCCTGCGCTAATTGCGTGCTTACAGCTCCGTCTACTGTTTCAGCGAATAGGCCATACCAAAATGTAGCTGATGTTCCTAATGTTACATTAACTGCGTAAGTATTTAATACCTTTGCTTCTTGCACTGTTCCGTTATCCCAAATGGATACTGCTTCAATTGTTTTCATTTTTATTTATTTATTTATTTATTTTATTAATATATACAATCGTAAAGGGTTACTACTCTCCCGTCGTATGCTATTTGAAGTGCAATAGTAGGTGATCCAAACCAACCATAGTTACCATTAAATCTTGTTGTTAGATTTGCATCAGAATATATTATATCATTTAATCCCGGGTATCGAACATTAGAATATGCGTTTATAAATCGGTTGAAGTCTGCGCAAGCTAATGCTCCTGTCGTTTTTGATACGGTAAGTTGTATCTTAAATGCGCTCCCGATCCAAGCGCTTTTTGGAACCAGCTGGTTATCAGCATAACCGGAGATAGTAACATAGTACATAGCTAAAATTTGAGATTTTGTCATACACTGATCGCCACCACCCGGGCTAGTTCTTAAAGCAAAAGGGCTGGTAAGAGCTTCGCTGTAGCTAACCATCTGGTTACTCGCTAAATTATCCCACGCCATTATTTTTCAAGTTGTTTAATTCTATTTTCTAATTCTGCTATTTTAGCAACTAATACCTCAATATAGTTTATAGAAAGAGTACCGTCTTCGCTTTCATTGACAGCGTCTGGCATTACTTTTTGTACTTCTTGAGCAGAGTAACCTACATGTTTTTTATTATCACGCAAATCTTTCCAAAGATACGAAATAGGCTTAATATCTGAAACACCGTAATCATAATCAACAATTTCTTTTAATCTAATATCAGAGCTGCTAAAGAAGTTTAGCGCTGTAACATTATAATTAAAAAATGATGGACCATCGCCCCTTACGTAAAAAGCCTCCGCGTTATCTGATCTAACCGCTGTTAATGCTCTACTTCCTACTCCTAAATCCCCGCCTTTTAAATAAGTTCCAAATTGCCCTCCATTAACTTGAAGTCTATATCCATTATCAGACGGTGCTGAAGAGCCCATGGAAATGTTACCATTTGCAAAAATACGCATGCGTTCTGTATTTGGTGCTCCTGTAAAAAACGTTATTTTACCTGAACCATACTCCTGAGCTATTCTTAACTCCTCTCCCGCCGCGTCTTGTTGAATATATGAATTACCTCCAATAAGTAATTTTGTTAAATATGTTGATGGATATGTTACTGTAAATCTTTTATACACAGATGTAATAACATCTAATTGTCCCGAAGGACTTGTTGTTCCAATACCAACATCCCCATTCATAAAAGCAACGTTATTCTCAAAATATTGAGTGCCATAACCATTGCCGCCAATTGAAATCCAATCAAGGTCTATTACAACACCTGCGTTGTTTGTAAGGTCAAAACGTATGTCTAATACATTGTAATCAATCCAATCAGTGCCTCCGCTGCTTAGATTTGCCATATTTAATACTAATGTATGCCAATTGCCATCATTAATTAATTCTAAGCCTTTATAATAACTACCAGAATATCCGTGTTGTGAGTTTCCATAAAAAATCTCTCCGGTACCAGGCGTTCCGCTTATAACTTTATAATGTATTCGTATTATTTGGTTTTGCCCACCGCTAAAATTAAAGCTTCTACTAATGCTGGAATCTGGACCTGTACTTGTGTATCTAGTAATACTTTTAGACGGCGTGCTTAATGTTGCATTGTATTTTTGCCAATCGCCTGTTGTATCACTATTAAAGTCGTAAAATACGACTGGTTTATATTCTAAAAATGGTGATTCTATAACACCATTAACTTCTAATTCTTGAGTAGGAGTACTCGTTTTAATACCAACTAAGCCACCTGAAGTGATACGCATACGTTCTTCTCCTGAGACTCTAAAAAGTATATTTGAACTTGCAACAGAAGCGTTAATCTGTATGTCGCTTGTATTTGCAATGCTTATAGTTTGGTTGCTATTTAAAATATTAAATTGCGATGCCGTTACACTACCACTAAACCTACCCGTTCCATTAACATCTAACCTATATCCTGCGTCTGTAGGCGTTGGTCCTATAAATACGTTCCCGCTTGAAAAGATACGCATACGCTCAGCACCTGTGACAGCAAATTTTAAATCAGCTGTAGAATATAATTCTGTTGAAGTAGCGGTTGAATACAAATAACTGCCAATTGCATTTCCTACTTTTAAACCAATTATGCTTGAAGTAGCCCCGTTTATTTCCAAAACGCCTCTTTCGGCTGCGGCTAAAATTGCTGATGTAGTATTTATTAATACGCTGCCGCCTGAGGTGACAACTAAGGCAGGTGTTGAAAAAGTTGTCCCTCCCGCAGCTGTTGATGGCGTTATTTCAAAAGCATTAGAAACATTATATTGTTTACCTACAAAAAAGTTAAAATTACTTGTACCACCTAAATATTCTATACCTGTATTACTTCCGTCTGTTTTAAGCCTTAAAGGTATTTCGTTTGATGTTGTGCTTATTTCTAACTTTCTATTTGGCGAATCTGTTCCAATGCCCACGTTACCCTGAGCGGGTTTAACAATCATTGTTGGCGTAGTGTAATCATCGCCTATCCAATAATAGCTTAAAGCATCTCCACCACCATACGCGCCATAACCGCCTCTAAAAGTGCCTGAGCCTCCGTCAAAGAAATATCCCATTGCCCATCCGCCAACATTAGCCTTTATTCTAAAGTTTCCACCGTCAGAATCGTAGGTAACAGGTCTATTTTTGCCATATCCTATAACTGCATTTCCTGAATGTTGGAATACATTAGTATTTGTAACAACAAATCCTCTAGTGTTAGCTACATTCGTAAATGAAAAATTACCATCAGCAGATGCGGATATTAAACAGTCATTACCAACGCCTGTGTCTCCAATTAATTTTATATTTGAACCGGTTGAACCAGCAACTAATTGGCCTGAAAATCTACCTGTTCCATTAACATCAAGTTTGTAGCCAGCGTCTGTTTGATGCCCTATCAACACGTTTTTGTCGTGTGTAATTCGCATACTTTCACCTATTGCCTGTCTGCTTGCAGAACTTGTACCTGTTCCGAAAGATATTCCTCCATTATTTGAAGTTCCATTGAATTGCATCCACCCCATCCAAGTAGAGTCTATTCTTTCTTGCATTCTAAACCCAGCAGTTGTCCAGTCAGACCCTGTAGTCGTTCTAAATGAACCCGTTTCAAAGTACTCGCTATTACCGTTATAAGTATATGCTAATTGATTTGGTAAATAACTATTTGCTGCGGACGGCAATGCTCCAGCATTGACTTCTAATTTAGCAATCGGACCATTAGTCCCAATGCCTAATCTATCGTTAGTTGAATCCCAAAACAAATTAGACTCTCCAGTTATTGATGTTGTTCCGTCCCAAAAAGCGACCTGCCCCGCGGCTCCAGATCCTGAAACGCCACCTGAAACTGTCCAGCTTCTATTTTCTGATAAATCCTGGCTTACCCCGTTTATAGTTATTGTTCTTGATGTTGGTACATATCCAGCTAAATCGCTTGTTAAAGCCACTGTGCCAGAACTTGTTGGAAATGTATAATTTACCGAAGAACTCGGGAATATAAATTTTGAATTATATGTTGTGCTTGAAGGAGTTACCCCGAACTGAACTTCATTAGTACCAAACGAACTAATTAATACCCTAGTACTAGCTCCAGATTTTAAAGCGAGTGCGCCGTTAACATTTGTTCTTATTGCGGAAAAAGTTTTTTCTCCTGTTATAGTTTGCGCAGTGTCCAAAGTAACATATACGGTGCTATCAAGAGATCCGTCTCCTTTAACAAATTGAGAGGCAGTTCCTCCTATTACTGTACCTAAAGATTTAGTTTCCCATAAATTAATAGGAGCACCAGTATATGCTAGTAAATCATTATTAACAGGATTTCTTGCACTTACATTATGTAATTCATCTAATTCAAACCCGTTTTGTACGGTAATAAATATTTCACCATTGTTTGCATTAACTCTTGTAACAACACCTATGTACACTAGGTGAGCCGGAGCGTACGGTTTATTAGCTAATCCGTAAATAAGATTACCATTTGTACCTAACCATACTGGATCGCCTACTACAGCTCCTATTGTATTAAGTCCTGATAGTCTACCTATTTGCACAACATCAGCCATTCCATTTGCAGCAACTGTTGCGTTAAGCAAACCTAAGGTTTTTGAGGATGTGGCTTCTGATGTATTCGATGCTAATCCAACAATTATATTTGTTCCATCCGCACTAGTTACATATACAGCTTGACCTTTATTTATAGCGACACCTGCTTTAACTTCATTTTGAACGTCACTAGCAACTCCAACATCTGCATCAATCCAAGTAACGGTTGCACCGTCGGAAGATAATACTTGACCTGCTGTTCCGCTAGAGCCAGCATAATCTTTTATACCGGCTTGGACCTCTATATCGCTTTTAAATTTCATATATTAAATTTTATTATCCTATTTTTTGTAATAGTGCTCTTACTGAATTTGCAGTTTGGGCTGCTGCAAAAGTTATTTGAATTAATCCATTAGTTCCCCTAGCAACATCGGCATAAACTGTTTCATTGTTTATTCCAGCAACTAATTGTACCATGATAATAGAAGAGTCATTACCTAAACCGTGTGTTGAAGCAGGAATAGTATATACTGTGCCTGTAGTAGCTGGTCCTGTATTAGTAAACGAAGCTGCCAATGCTGTAACAGTAGCTGTACCATTCAAATAAGTTACCTCAATACCCTCACCAGCATTTACATTACCAATACCTACAGTTGTAAGTGTAGCTAAATCAATATTACTTTGAACGGTTGTCCAGTCTGCTAATGTTGTTGGCGTATTAATATTTGCTATTAATGAATCACCAATTCTAACTTGTTCTGTAAAGAATGTACCATCAGCTGTAACGGTCCACATAAACCCTTTTTTGATTGTGCCGGTTGGTGGTGAATCTAAATTAGGTGTATTTGTAGCGGCGTTATATCCGCCTTGGAAAATCAATGCTCCAGTTAACGATGCATCAACATAACCTTTACTTGCCGCGTCTGTAGCTAATAGCGGTGTTTCCGGTATTGTTACCTGGCCAGCAAAACTACTTCTGCCAGTTCCTTGGGACGTTAATGTTCCAGCAAGTGTTACATTATCAGGTAAACCAATAGTTACCGTATTATTTGCTTGTGTTACTGTTGTTTCATTAGCTACAGCACTGAATGTTACTACATCTTGAGTTAACACCTCACTCTGTGTAGTTCCGTCACTAACGAAGAACGAATAGATACCAGTGATCGGTGACCAAGTATTATCTCCTCTTAAATATGTTGTATCATCAGGTGTACCAGTAGCAGATAACTCGGCTGCTAAACCAAGAACATTGGTTGCTGAGCTTATATCTGTTAAATTGATAAAATCAGTGTTATATCTATCTACTTGTTTTAACCCGATCCATTGGGATCCATCATGATACTTAAATGTATTCACATTAGCTGTGCTGTCAAGGTATATTTGCCCTTTAGCAGCCGTTGGTGCTGATGATGCAACTTGAACCTTTGCATTTAGCAATTGGTTGTCGTTGAGGTTTAGATTATTTAAAAACGGTATTGCCATAGTTAGTTTAGATATGCTTTTCCAGATTCATCTCCAGAAAAAGTTATTGTTAAATTGTTTTCGTTTATATAAGTAACATCTGCAACACCTACTTGCCCTGTTGACAAAACCATTGTTACTGACGGGAATTTATTAAGATCGTGCTCTATTATCCATGGATTAGCAGCTTGAGCTTGTGTAAAGATAAATGTCTTATCCCCTCCGCCTCCTCTTGGGGTAAATGATATTAAGTCATAATATCCGTTCTCTTTTATTGTTCCATTGCCACCAATAAATTCTAATGTCAATGTGTAAAATAATGGATCGATCGTTGGAGCATATCCGGTTACTCTATAATGACCGAATTGTGTAGCTTCTTTTTGTTGCGCTAATAGCACTTCTCCATCAACCAAGTAATCAATAAACTCTACAACACGTTGGTTACTCAAATCAAATATAGACATGATCAAATACGTTATCTCAGAGAATGGTCTATTATTACCACCACCATTTATTAACGATATAGTTCCGCTTATTGGATTAGATGTAACGAACTTCCAAGTTGTTTGTCCTCCAACAGATATTTTACCTTTCCTGTTTAAGTAGTTGGCAATATCTTCCATTGGGAAGTTTACCGTTCTATTGCTACCATAATCCGTTCCAAGCACAAGGTCTTTATCCTCTACATCTTTGTCTATCGGATATGAATTTCCTATTGCCATATTGTTGTTTTATTATTTTTTATATTTCAAAAATATTCAGTTTAAATACGCGAATATCTGCATCACCTAAAGTAGTAGATTTTATATAAACTGAAACTTCGTCACTGTCTTGCATTTCAACTATACAACTTATACTTTGGGAAGTAAGCACTTCTGGCGTAGCACTATTTTGCAAAACATTACCATTAAGAGCAATAGCAATGCCGTCAATTACAAATGCTTGTCCTGGCAAATTAGCATAAATTTCACAAAAAACATTTACTGTTTTAGTGCTTCCTGATATATTTTTAAATGCGCATTTATCAACTATTCCTAATGAAAAACCAGGACTTGGCGAAACAAGCGTAGCTACTAATCCTAATGGTTGCCAGACATTTATTGCTGCAATAGGGACGGGATAGCCTGCTGTTGGTAAATACAGCTGCCCATAGCTAGGAGCACTAGCTGATCCACCACCTATTATATCAGATAGCCTAAAGCTTTTTGTTTGATATATAGGATTGCCACTAGTAGCGATATTCGTTATACCTAATAATAGGTCGGAATCTTTAATGTTATAATTTATAGGATAGCTTTGTATGATTGCCATTTATTGTTTGGATTTTTTATACCTGAGTTGCAACTAGTCTACCTATTTTAAATATAACTGGCTGGTCTGAAGATATATAGTTTGTTTTT